CTCTTGTCTCTATCGGATGGCAACCAGCCCGAACTGGCGGCGATCAGCCATGACTGGCCTCGACTGGAAACGACTGTCACTGATCATGCCGGGTCGTATGGGACCGATGTGCAGGGATGGGCAGAACAGCATCTCGGCATCACCCTTATGCCTTGGCAGGTGCGCGCACTTGACGGTCAGCTGGCTTTTGATGAGCAGGGTGAGCTGCTGCATCGGACAAGCCTTGTTTCTACGGCCCGACAGAACGGCAAGACCGTTGCTCTAGGTAGTTTGGTTGGCTGGTGGCTTACAGAAATGCCAAAAATACGGGGCAAGAAACAGACGGTGCTAACAACGGCAAACCGACTTGACTTGGCAATTACGTTGTTTGATGAGATCGCCCCAGTGCTTGAGGCGCGCTTCGGTGCATCCTGTGTCAAGGCTTACGGGCGTAACTCGGTGACGATGCCAGACGGCAGCAAGTGGACGGTCAGGGCCGCGAAGCCATCGGTCGGTCACGGCACTAGCAACGATCTGATCGTTGCAGACGAAATCTGGGACATGTCGCAGCTCGCTATTGACGGCGGTCTAATTCCATCTATGCGCGCAAGAAAATCGCCGCTGCTCAGCTGCTGGTCAACGGCTGGGACGGAAGCCAGTACCGCATTTTTGCGGTGGCGTGAGCAAGGTCTGCGCGCTATTGACCGCGGCGAACGATCGTCGCTGTACTTTGCCGAGTGGTCGCCACCGCCAGACCTTGACCCGATGAACCCTGCCGCCTGGGCTTACGGCAACCCTGCGCTCGGTCACACGTTAGAACTGTCAACGATCGAGGCCGAGTCTCAGAATCCTGACCGCGCCCAATTTTTACGCGCATCAGTAAACCTGTGGGTTGCATCCGATCGCGGCTGGATACCGCCGGGTGTTTGGCCTGCGCTCGAGCATGAAGGCGACATACCGAAAGGCGGCATCGTTGCCATTGAGACCAGCATGGACGACAGCCGATATTTTGGCCTGCGAGCCGTGGCCCTGCCAGATCGCCGCATCGTCGTGACCGTGGCCTTTGTCGTAGACAGTTTTGCAGCTCTCTTGCTTGAAGTCGATCGGCTGACCGCTGAGGGCTGCAAGTTTGCTATCTCGCCCAGCATCGACATCCAGTGGCCTCGACATTTAGAAACAAAAAAGGTAATTGTCGGCTACGGCGAAATACTGAAATACACCCCTACTGTAAGAAACCTGATAGCAGAAAAAATGCTGCTACATGACGGCTCAACCCAACTTGCTGAGCATGTCCAGCGCGCGGTCGCGGTCAGAAGCCAAGGCTCGGTCGCAGTCAGCTCGCAGCGGAGTCCAGGCCCGATCGAGTTGTGTCGCTGCATGATCTGGGCAGCAGCACTTTGCTCACGTCCATCTGTGTCAGGTAAGCCCATGCTGGTCACCGTAAATCAGTAACATACCCTCGGCACTCGGTCGATGTACCTAGCCTTTCGTCGGGAACTGATAGGCCGATCGAGTGCCACCATCACAGCGCTTCCATCTGTAATGTTGTGGCATGGGATTATTTGACCGCAAAGTAAGCAAGGCCGCCATCAGTCCAGCGCCTGCAAAAGCGGCAGCTGCCGGGGCCAACAGTTACGCAAACCCAAATAGCGCAGTAAACGTATTTAATCAGTACTACTCGTGGCGCGAAGGCGAAGCACGAAATCAACTAATGACTATTCCAGCGGTGTCACGCTGCCGCGATCTGCTTGCATCAGTCATCGCATGTATGCCATTACGCGCATACAACATGAGCTGGGACGGCGAGCGCATGGTCAAGAATTACATTGCGCCTCGATCATGGATGCGTCAACCAGATCCGCAAAATACCTACGCCCATTTTTTTTCGTGGGTTTTTGATGATTTATATATGTTCGGTAGAAGCGTAATTCACATTACGAGTAGGACTAGCGATGGCTTTCCTGCGTCGTTCCAACGGCTACCAGTCGGCTCAATTACCACGACCGATCAGACAGGCCCTGTCTGGTTCGCGCCAAGCAACCAGGTCTATTTCAACGGCGTAGAACTTGACACACGCGATCTGCTACAAATCCTGTCGCCAACAACAGGCCTTGTGTACACAAGTGTGTCAGCAGTAGAAACTGCGCTCAAAGTTGAGGCCGCACGAAATCGCAATGCGTCATCGTCAATACCTGCTGGCATCCTTAAACAAACTGGTGGCGAACCATTAAGCGCACAAGAACTAGCCGATCTTGCAGCTGCGTTTAACGCTGCACGCGCCACCAATCAGACCGCTGCGCTTAACGAGTTTCTATCTTATGAAGCAACAACAATGTCACCAGACAAAATGCTGTTAATCGAGTCTGCAAATTACAGCGCACTTGAAATGGCTCGACTAGGCAACGTGCCGCCATACTTGGTCGGCGTTTCAACCGGGTCATACTCGTATCAGTCATCACAGCAAGCGCGCGCAGACCTTTACATTTTTGGTGTCAAACTTTACGCCGAAGCAATTGCAGAAGCGTTTAGCATGAACAGCATTTTGCCGATGGGAAACTACGTCGAGTTTGACGCAGAAAACTATCTTGCCGAAAACTATTTAGCAGATCAAGCAGAAGAACCACAAGAAAACACTCAAGAGGAGTTAGCAAACCGATGATCAAACTAATCGCAGGAGACTTTACGCTCGACGCTGCCGCAGGAGACACGCCGCGCCGTTCAATTTCAGGAACAGCAGTTCCCTATAACGTGCCTGCCGTAGTTTCTGATGGCACTGCCGTGATCTTTCGCCCTGGCTCGCTTCCAGTCACAGGCAAAGCCCCAAGACTTTTCATGTACCACGACGCATCCATGCCAGTAGGCATCGTTACTGAGCGCGTAGAAACCGAAGAGGGAATGCTATTCAGCGCAAAAATCAGCGCCAGCTCTCAAGGCCAAGATGCCATGATCATGCTGCAAGAAACCGTCATTGACCAAGTAAGTGTCGGTGTGACCCCCCAAAAGTTCTCATACGACGACAACGGCACAATGATCATTGAGTCTGCCACCTGGACAGAACTCAGCCTCGTCCCCGTAGGCGCATTTGGAGACATGGCCAATATCGCCACCGTCGCCGCGAGTATCCACCACGAACCCGAAGAGACCGATAATAATGAAATACAAGAACCCACAGAGGAGACAGAACCCATGTCAGAAGTAACCGTCCCAGCAGTCGAGGCAACCATTCCTACCGCTGCAATTCCAGCACAACCAAAACGCAAATTTGCTTTGCCAACACCTGGCGAATACATGGCAGCGATGCACATCGGTGGAACAACTTTTGAGAACGTTGCAGCCGCAGCACGCGACTTTATGCTTTCTAAGCAAACCGCTTTTCAAGCAGCCGCTGGTGATGTTCTTACCACTGACACTCCTGGTCTTTTGCCAGTTCCAGTGCTCGGGCCTGTCTTCGAAAACCTTAACCAAAGAATTCGCCCAGTAGTTGCTGCTATTGGCGCTCGCGCTTATCCAGATGGCGGCAGTCAAAAAACTTTTATTAGGCCTACGTGGACAACTCACACGTCGGTAGCAACGCAGAGCACAGAACTCTCAGCAGTATCGGCAACAACCCCAATAATTGCCTCAAATGTAATTAGCAAGACTACGCTGGCTGGACAGGTCACCCTCTCAATTCAGGATGTTGATTTTTCGTCGCCCGGCGCAATGGAAATTATTATTCAAGACTTGATGGGCCAGTACATGCAGGCAAGCGACAACCTTGCTGCAGATGGTCTCGTTGCTGGTGGCGATCCAGTTGCCGCAGGCACATGGACAGTTACCGCTAACGACCCAAGCTCGTTAGTCAGTGCAATGTATGCAGCAGCGTTTGAAATTTTAACTGCCACAAACTTCCTGCCTGATCACATGTTTGTTTCGCCAGATGTGTGGCGCAAACTCGGTGCACAGCTCGACGGCGACAAGCGCCCAGTATTCCCATACGTCGGAGCAGCTGGACTTATGGGTGTCAACGGTCTAGGCACAGCAGACATCACTGTTGCCAACACCTTTAACCCATTCGGACTTAACCTTGTTGCCGATCGCAACTTTGCCAACAACACTTTAATTGTTGCTCGCGGCGCTGCTATCGAATTTTATGAGAGCATCAGGGGACTTCTCACACGAGACGAACCTGCAACATTGGGCAAAGTCATGAGCTACCACGGCTATGCATCTTTGTTTGTTGCTGACTCAAATCAGGTACAAGGCATCGCAATCGCGTAGCCAGAAAGGCGGTTACCGCTAATGGCTACATACACGGTTACAAATAAATACCTCATAGACGACTTTGCCGTACTGCAATTACTGACCCCCACAGAAATTGCGGTCGGCGAATTAATCACAGTCGCTGGAGTAGATGCCACATTTAACGGCTCAAATCTTGTTGTTCGCGCATTGCCTCAGTACCGATATGTAGGTGTAGACACTCAAGGCGATCTGCTATACGACATTGACGAACCAATCGCTAATCAGGTGCTGTATGCCAAGGTTGCAAACGACGTTGACCGAGTAGCAGCCACCGGCACAGTCACCTACACGCTGACCTGCACATGGGTTACTGCGGCGCAGCTAGTCACCTACCTAGGCGTAGTTATTACAAACCCATCGGACGATTACACGCTAATTACACAGGCTGTATCTGCTGGCAACCAGTTTTGTTACCGTCGCCGCCAAGAGGCTGGCTACATCGACAGTTTAAGTAACAGCCCAGGCGGCGATCAGACCTTGGGCACGCTTATGTACTGCGCGGCCCTCTGGCGCAGCCGTGGCTCGCTTGAGAACGCTTTTGCAGCCTTTGACGGCATGGGCACAGCACCTCAGCAGAGCCTTACACCGATCGTTAAACAGTTGCTTGGCATCGACAGGCCTGCCTGCGCGTAATGGCTTACACAGACGCTCTCAATGGCGCTATAGACAGCCTGACGACTACGCTGACAGCGGTCTCTGGAATCAGGGTGGTAAACGATGCCACCAAAATTGTCCCTAATTGCGTTTTCATAGATGCGCCGTCCTTTACCACGATCGCTGGCAATGGCAACATCATCCGCATGGACTTTCCAATCAAGGTCATCGGCTCAGGCCCAGCAGGCCTACCAGTCCTGCGCAGCATCCTCGACATCGTTAGCAAAGTCCTACTTAGTCCAATCATTGTCATGGCAGGCCGTCCGAGCAACCTAGAAATTGGTGGGCAGCTCTTCCCGTGTTACGACCTTGACTGTGGAATACAAGCTCAAAGCGCATAAGGAGAAACCATGTACACCATCATCAGCCCACGCCTAGGAACCCCGGGCGACGAGTTCATCGCACAGGACGGTGTCAACATTGACGCACTGCTCGACGGCGGCCTGATATCCACCGACAGCGTAAAGAAATCATCTAAAGTCAAACCAGAACCCAAGGAGCAATAACATGGCTATCAGCAGCACCTACCTGTCTAACCCAACCATCTCAATCAACAGCGTGGACTTGACCGATCAGTGCACAAGCGCTGTGTTGAATTACGTTGCGGAACAACTTGAAAACACGACGTTCTCAAACACATCCAGGTCATTTACAAAGGGCCTCTTCAACAACACCGTGACCGTAACCCTCTATCAGAGCTACGCAGCCACGGAGACCGAGGCCAGCATTTTCAGCCTTGTCGGCGATAACTGCGCAATCGTGTTGAAGCCATCATCGGCAGTTATCTCAGCAACGAACCCACAGTACACATTGACTGGCGCGTACCTATCGGCACACACACCGATTAACGCTTCACTCGGTGAACTGTCAACGATCGATCTAACTTTCTCTGGTGGAGTGCTCGCAAAAATTGTGACACCGCCAGCATGATCTCGCGGCTCCAGCCGCTGAGAATTACAAGTAGCAAGACCGCACAAGCGGAGCCTTGCCCGACAAAGGAGACACTATGCAAGTAAAACTTTCTATTGACCTTGGCGACGGTAAGCCAGCACGCCAAATGACCACCAACATGCTTGCCATTGTTGACTGGGAGAAAACAGAAAACCGTCGGTCAGCTGACGGCAAAGGCATCGGCTTCAGCGACATGTGTTGCTGGGCTTTTACTCTGTGCAAACTTGCTGGAGACAAAGTGCCTGCAACGTGGCGCGAGTGGGTAAACGAAAACCCGAACATGACCATTACACCTATCAACGAGCTAGTCGACGAGACCCCTTTCATCGAGGGACTTGGCGGCGAAGCCTCTGCGAAGTCCTAGCGTTAACAGGCTTCTGGCCAAAGGAGATTGAGTTCACTATGCGAGACCTGAACACAGTCACCTATGTGCTTGAGCAGATGCACAAGAAGCGATAGTCATGCCTGTCTCTCACAGCGTCGAAGTAGTCGGTCTTAAAGAAACGATCAACGCTCTGCGCAAGATTGACCCACAGCTGCAAAAAGACTTTAAGACCGAGGCGACAGCGATCGCACAGCCAGCAATACAAGCTGCAAAACTTGCATACAGCCAGTTCCCATTGTCAGGCATGGCGCGCAAATGGTCTGATCGAGGCCGCAAGATATTCCCGTTCACTATTGCTAGCGCACAGTCAGGCGTAAAGATGCGTTTTGATACCAGGCGTAATGCTGTTGGCGTAATCCTGATCGAGCAAAAAAACCCAGCGACAGCAGTGTTTGAGAGTGCAGGCCGCAAAGACACAAACCGTTTAGGCACATCACTTGACTCGGTTAGTTCTGAGCGTGGCTTTGCAATGGCGATGCCGGGTAGGACTCGACTGATCGGCCCAGCGGTCTACAAGGCTCGGCGCGGTATTGAGGCCGAAATGGAAAAGATGGTGCTTAAGACTGTTAACCAAATACAGAAAGACCTGAACTAATGGCACTGTCTATTCCCATCATCAGCGAGTTTCAAGGCGGCGGCGTTGACAAAGCCATTAAACAGTTTCAGCAGCTTGACGGCGTAGGCGCAAAAACAGGCTTTGCACTTAAAAAGGCGTTTTTGCCTGCGACTGCTGCGCTCGGTGCTTTAACTGCTGGCATAGGTCTAGCTACTAAAGCAGCAATGGAAGATGAGGCCGCACAGCTTGAGTTGGCACGTCAGTTACGGGTAACGACACAAGCCACAGATGCACAGATCAAAGCAGTCGAGCAGTCAATAAGCGCGTTTAGTAAGCAGACCGCGATGGCTGACGATCAGCTGCGCCCAGCCTTGGCAAACCTTGTGCGCGCTACAGGCTCGCTTGAGTTGTCTCAAAAAGCAATGGCGGTCACTGCCGATCTGGCTACAGCCAAAAACATTGACATGGAGACCGCCAGCGTCGCTGTGTCTAAAGCTCTTGCAGGCCAGACAACTGCGCTCATCAAACTTGACCCATCTCTTAAAGGCGTAATTGACTCGTCCTCAAGCGCCGATGAGATCATGCAGGCGCTTAACAATTCCGTCGGGGGCGCTGCTGAGACCTTTGCCAATAGTGCTGAGGGCGGTCTAAAAAACTTCGGCATCCAAATGGATGAACTGAAGGAAAGCATCGGAGCGGCGTTTATCCCTGTCATGGAAAAACTGCTGCCGTTAGTTCTGGACTTTACGACATTCCTGCAAGACAACACCAAAGCACTGCTCATTGTGATCGGCGCAATCGCAGCAATGACAGCAGCCATAGTGACCGCCAACATTGCTATGAAAGCTTACAACGCCTTACAGATCGTCATTACGGCAGCCAACGCTGTGCTGGCAGGCTCATTTACCACGGTATCGCTATCGGCTGGTGTGCTGGCTAAAGGCCTGGGCGTAGTGATGATTACCCTTGCCGCGCTGTACGAGCTGTACCGCGAAGGCCCTCGAGCAATTGCCGAGTTTATGTTGCCGTTTAAGCAGTTTGCTGTGGGCGTGTATAACTCGGTCAAGGTAGTTGCCAACGGCATTAACCAAATTATTAACGCCGCGATCATTGGACTAAACCAACTAATTAACGCGCTAAATGTGATACCGGGTGTCAACATTGACCTCATACCGCTAGTCCCAATGCTTGACTACACAGCACTGCCAGAACTAGACACCCCAGCTGCTCGCGGCTCAGGCTTTGCGCGTGAAGGCGGCACAGGCTCTATCGGCTTAAGCCCTATGGCAATGATTGAGTCTGCGCTAGTAGCACCAGCACCAGCTGCTGGTGGCGGCGGCGGCGGCAAGTCCTCAAGCGTTCTAGACCTATCTAAGAACTATGCAGGCAACATGGGCGGCAACTACGGCATCACAGGCAACGCAGCAGACTTCTCCAGCCTATTTGACCAGTTCATGGTTGAGCGCGGCACACCGATCACAGTAAATGTCAACGGCGGTCTAGCCACATCAGCAGACATCGGTCGCGCTGTAGTAAACAGCATTAAAGCCATGAACCGAGTGGACGGCCCAGCACAAATACAGGTCGCCTAATGGCTGCCACGATCGTCCAATCAGGGTCTTACGACCTACAGATCGCTACAGGCTTCCTCGTAGACGCTTTTGTGCTTGACAACGTGGACAAAGGTGTGCTCAATAACACCGAGTATGTGCTGGACGGCACGACAGAGTTTGCTTCCGTCATTGACGGCGCTACAGGCATCAGCGTGTTTCGTGGACGCAGAGACATCGGAGACCAGTTCACTGCTGGCACGATGAGCTTTGATCTCAACGACACATTTACAGGCGGCATTTTTAACCCGTTCGATACCCAGTCGCCGTACTACGACACCGATCAGGCTGTGCCGGGTCTAGCGCCGATGCGCAAAGTAATCCTCAGCCGAGAAGGCGAGCAACTGTTTAACGGCTACATCGTTGACTACAACTACAACTTTAATCTTGGCGGCCTCGACACAGTCAATGTGTCCTGCGCTGATGACTTTTATCTGCTTAGCCAGACTTACATAGACGAGTTCAATGTCAGCGAAGAACTAGCAAATATGCGAATAGAAGCAGTGTTAGACCTGCCTGAAGTAAACGCTTTTCAGTTGCCAGGTCAGCGAAACCTAGAAACATCAACAATCCTGCTAGGCGGTGCGTCTGCGTACACCGTCCCTTACGGCACGTCGGTTGCTGCCTACATGGCAAAAATTAACGAGAGTGTGCAGGGTCGCATTTTCTGTGCGCGAGACGGGGTGTTCACATTCCAAGATCGAGTCGGGACTACCTTGTCTGCGTCGGTAGCAGACTTTCACGATGACAGCACAGCAATTCCTTACGACAACGTAGGCATCAGCTTTGAGGCCAACCAAGTAATTAACAGGGCGGCAGTGCAACACGCTGGCGCTACAAGCCCAGAGATCGCCGAGGACTTGGCATCGCAGGCCACCTACTTTATTCAGACCACCGCCATCTCGGACGCGCTAGTCCACAACGACACAGCAGCCCTTGACCTTGCCAACTACCTGCTCGTAGGTCAGCCAGAGGCGCGCTACACCAATGTGTCCACATTGTTTGCATCCCTGACCGATGCCCAGCGTGACACTGTGGCAGTTCTTGAGATCGGCAACACCGTCACTATTGAGAAGTCTTTTACTAGCGGGGTCACGATCACATCGTTGGCTCAAGAACTAGCGATCGAGGGCATCCAGCATGAGATCGACCTATCTACGGGCCACCGAATCACCCTGTTTACCTCACCCACGACGCTCGTTTTTGAGCTGATTTTGGACGACAGTGTGTATGGTCGCATAGATGAAGAAAATGTCTTAGGATAAGGAGC